CTCTGCTGGTGCCTTTGAATGGATCGTTAGCATTGTTGCCGCCAGTATTCATAATATCTGTACTAGATCCGCCGTTAGTTGATGTTTGTGCGTTAGCTGGTATGTTGCCCGTGGCCACTTGTACAGCGGCTTTACCAAACTGTGCCACATCTCCAACGATCTCAGGAAGAGTTCCTACTCCGGTAATCAGTGTACCAAATGTGTCTGTGAGCCATTTTTTACCACTATCAGTAGTCCACCATCCAAGCATAGCAAGCTCTGCGCCTTTGAAACTTAGCTGGCGCACTATTGCTCCAGCGCCTGGTAATCCACTTTTTTGCAATACCCAAGGAAGTATGTTAAAAACTTTGGTTAATAAAAGTTTATTGCCAATCCACATGGCCACTTTGGGTGCTACTACTGCCACTATGAATTGTCCGCGAAGATTTCTCAACTGTTCTTGATAGTTGGGATCGTCTTTGTTTAACTTATTGGCTTTGATATTATAAGCAATAACTTCTTTGGCAATATCTGCGGCATATAGAAATTTCATCCATTTGTCGCCATAATGTGTAGCAACAATTTCTGCCGCTTGAGCCGCTCTAGCACTTTTTGAAGCTGCCTTAGCCGCAGTACCGCTTTGTCTAGCTAGCATTTTGATGCCAGAACTTACCCATCCTTCTAGGATATCTTCTTCACGAGCGAATTCATTTATTTTCATAGTCATGTATTTATAGTTTGGAAGTGAGCTTGCGCTCACTTGTGTTAGTCCTCACAAGTTCGAACTAACACTTTTTCTTTTATTAGTATAATAAAACACGAAGTGTTTAAGCATTATCCAGATTGTTCAGTCACACTTAGCCCTGGCGGGCTAAAATGATGAACATTATCCGAGTTGAACATGTCACACAGCGTTATGGCATTACAGAGGCGGTCAGCCGGTACCTCGAGCCACGTCTTTCCTGACGGCGGATTAGTATACAAACGCAGTCTTGTATAATAACCGTGGGTATTTCTCCCATCTTTAGCCTTGTTTAAATTCCTTTCAAACAGCAAAACCAGTTGTATAGGCATATCCGGTCGTCGTCCTGTTAAGGATAGTTGCTGAGTACTCTTGGCGGCAAGAGGTTTCCGTCCCTGCGATCCGTGATCCAGGTATAAGGGCGCATGAAGTTGGCCTGCGCAAGCTGTTACCGTTTGATGGCCTAAGTTTTTTTGATTATGTGAGAACCGTGAACACGGACAGATATTTGTCCGTTATAGTAGTCTTTGGATTCTAGGACCTTGCGTGTGAATTGTTCTCGTGCCTCGATATAACTGCATTCTGCTTTTGAGTTACAATAGAAAAGTATCTCTCTGGTAAAATTTTCTCTGCCTAGTTGTTCTACGTCCTTGTTTAATTCTACGTTGGAGCCATAGTATTCTCTCCAGTCTGAATCAATCTTGCCACGTATTTTTTTCTTTTTCTTAGCGCCGTTCTTAAGTTTAACTACTTTGTAAGTGGTTTTACTGAACTTGGCTAATTTTTTGCCTATATATTTTCTACCAGTGATATTATTAGTGATGACATAAACGAATCCCACACATTCTTCAGGTAATTCGTCGATAATTTGATCTTGATAAAGCCATGTCATGCATTATGTATCGTTGGTATTTCCTTCGCCTGTTGCCTTTTGGATTGCTTTCTTTTCTGCTTTTGCCTTGTCTAATTCATGGCGCCATTCACGTATCTTTTCCCTACGCAAACTACAAATGCGCCTAATTTCTGATAGTGCGTTACGAACCTTGATGCCACTACGACGTGTACCAGTATTGATCCATTGCTGATTGGCCTTAAAATAAACTTGAAAGGCCTGCATTAACTCAGCGTGTAACTCTTCATCTTGATGCACTAGTCCGTAACCTCTAAATCATTTGCATAGCTGGTAAAGCCATTTTCTTTAATAACTTTAAGCACATTGTTAACACGGCCAATTAATTCATCTTTGTGCGAGATCAAATAAATGTTTTTGTTGCGTTCACGGGCCATTTTCTTCAGTACAGCCAGGGCGTTTTCAACACCTGCGGCATCTAAGCCGTTGTCAATAAGTTCGTCTACAAACAACAAGTTGACATTTTGATATAGGCTTTCCCACACATCACGGAAACTCCAACTTAGGCCTAAAATAAGTCTATTGCGTTCACCGCGACTCAAGTTGTCAAAGTCCAAGTCCTGTCCTAATTGTGTAATTTCCACAGTTAGATCATTTTGAAACAAGACTGTATGCGGCAAGCCCATACGATCCAAGTAATAGGTTAGTCTGTTGTTCAAGTAGGCCAAGTTTTGATCAATAATTTTCTTACGAATAAACGAATCTTTAGATGTTAACAGTTTTAACAAAAACTCCTGATGCTCTTTGACATTGGTAAGTTCATTAATACCGTCCCAAGAGATTTCCTGCATGGCAGTATGACGCAGTTCGTCAATTTGTTCTTGGTAAGGATCTGTTTCTTCTGCTCTAACTACCAACTGTGTTTCTAAAGTGTTTAGATTATTTTGATGTTTAAGTGCTTGTTCAACAGTGTCATAATAGGTATTAGGGCGTCCGTTGATATCACCTATGCCACTTAATTCAGCAACTACCTTGCTGAGATCGGCTGTTACTTTATCCAAGTACTTTTGTGCTTCAGCCAAGTTGGTCTGTGCTTGACCGCTCATTTGTTCATGTTTATGATCATGTAATTGCTGTTCACAAGCGTGACAAGTTTTATTGGCCAAGGCTGCAAGCTCGCTAGCGTATTTTTTTACGCTTCGCTCCGCTTGCGCTGTCGCGCTTTCTAACGTTGCCCGCTCCTTGTTCAAGGATTTGATTCTGGCCGAGAGTTCATCATAAACTTTTAACTTAGCATGTTGCTCTAATTCCCCGTCAATATCAACACTTTGGAGTTCTTGAATAGCCTTGCTGATTTTTTCCAAGTCTACATCTTTTTGTTTGTTCCAAGCAGTTTGCCTTGTGAGCAAACTTTCAATACTCAGTTGAATCTTTTCATTGGATTTCTTAGCGGCTTCAATATTGGCAGTTTCTTGCAGTATTTCGTCTTTGGTAATTCTAATTAATTCTTTAAGTGCTTCGGCTTTTTCACTTAAGATAGTTATACCCAATAACTGTTCAATAATCATGCGCTGATCATTGGCCCGCATACTTAAAAATGGCTCAGTATACGTGTTTAGAGCAAGGATATGCTTGAACATATCATGACTCATACCAATGATATCGTCTAAATCCTTTTGTGTTTCACGCATGTCGCCTTGAGCATCGTCAGTTTCATCTGTTTCTTGCTCTACATCATTAACGTAAAACTTTAGTATGTTGGGCCTTCGTCCACGTTCAATACGATAATCAATGCCGTCTTTTTCAAAACTCAGTGTGACCAACATGCCTTTACCATTAATCTTATTAATAAGATTATCTTTCTTAATATTAGTAAGTGCGTTGCCGTACAATGCGTATGTGAGTGCGTTGACAATAGTTGTTTTACCTGTACCGTTGCGACTACCGCTGTCGTCTCCGCCTTGATCTAAGTTTTCACCTAGCACAAGTGTAAGATGTTCACGTGTAAAATCAACAGCTTGAGTCTGGTTACCCACACTCATAAAATTCTTAACCGTAAGTTCTTTTATTTTTATCATAGACTGTTATAGATGGCCAATAAAGTTTTGGCGCTGTAAGTGTCGCTTTCAATACTAACAAGTTGGTTACTAACAATTTGATCCACACTTTCAAAAGCATGTACATCAATATTAGTATTAATTTCAACATCTTTCTTTTCAGGAATTAAAGTCAATTCCCTAATGTCGTAATCTCCTAAAAACTTTTCCTTAATAAAACTTGCTTCTTCGTAACTGATATCAATGTCTAGTGTAACACGAAGATGCATTTTTGTCGTTAGTATTTTGTCCGCATCATCAATTAATTGACTTAATTTAACGGTTCTAAATTTAGGTTGATTGGGCCATGTGTGATACACGGGTTGTCCACCCCACTCTAAAATCATCATGCCACGTTCATCGTCCCACGTGTCTGCATAGTTGTGGGGAAATGCGTTGCCAATGTAGATCATATTCTTTTGTTGCTGACGCTTATGGAAATGACCACTAAAACCTAGTTCAAATCCTTTAAACGCATCAACTTGTAATTCGCCATGATCTGGCATCTGTACCATAGCATTCATATAAAAATGCGGAAGTTCAAAATGTCCAAAGATATATCTTGCTTTTTGTTTGGAAATGCTTTTCCACTCATCGCCTACAAGCCACGGACACATTAATACATCATCCATAACTATTGGTTTGTGTATTACATTGATGCCTGGAATATATTTGCCAAATTCTACAGAGTGTATATCCCGTTTATCTTTGTAATATAAATCATGATTGCCAGGGAAAAAGTAAAATTGATCAAACGCCTTACCGAGCTTTTCCAAGGCCCTAAGGCTATAGTCCATAGTAGTGATATTAAGGCTATTACGATTGTGATGCCAATCACCCAAAAATATTCCAACATCGCATCCTTCCTCTTTAGCTTTAGCAATATACCAGTCTACAAAATCCTCACAATCTTGATTGTGTACACTACTATTAGATTTTAAACCAAAGTGTATGTCTGTAAAACAAGCCGCTTTTTTAAACAGTTGTGTCATTCACTAATGTCCTCGTTATGTCGTTTTAATGCCGCGGCATGTTCGCCAGCGCCGGTACGTGAATATGAAGGATTCATTCCGTTCATTTCCAACATGTCATCACGAATATTTTGATTTCGTTTTTCAATATTAATAATCCTAACAAAGCTGTTGGTAACAGCCGCCGTAAAATATGCAAATGGATTATTACTTTTTGCCTCGTTGAATTGCAAGCCTATTTGAGTTAATTGAAGTATGGCTTGTGCTCGCATTTCATCATTATAAGTATAACCTCGAACGTTGCCACGTGTAGCATATCGTTCACATAGTTTGATGTACATCCTAGCCAAAGTGTTTGTTATTTGCCCATGGTCTTTGTCAAACTTGCCTTTGATCAAATCGCCTTTCCAATGACTTTTGCCCACACAGATAAGTTCATTGTTCTCGTCAAATTTCCAATGCTGGAAAGGAGGAAAGTTAACCTTATCTCTGTGGTCAGCGAGACTTTTTGGATTCTTTTTACGGGTATTATTAAGCGGAATATGGTCAAAAGTCATGACTCTAAATACTATATCCGTTTTAGATATTTTTTTGTAGTCTACTTCGCAGTCTGCTTGTTTAACTTTTTCACCAGAAGCCTTGCGTCTAGCGTACTCTTGATCACCTTGCCGTTTGGCCCTTGCCCGTTTTGCTTCGGCTATAGTGCGAATATTGATTTTATCTACACTAGGTAGAATTAAATCATATTGATGGAACTCTGGTTTGGTATAACTGCAATATGTGTTTTTCGATTTGTGTATTTCTTCTAGTAAATCCTTATTGTTTAGATAGTTTACTTTTGTTATTGTTGTCATAGATCGTTCCTAGTTTGATATATTATAAACTACGCAGATTATTTTGTCAACTAAATATTGCATAGGAGAACATAAAATGGCAGATTTTAATTTAGCTGGTGGTTTGAATAGTGTTACCAGTACAGTCCAACAAGCGGCAGGCGCGGCGGCAGGCGTTCTAAACACAGCGGCAAGATTGGGATCAGCCATCAGTAATTTATCAAATCCTGGGGGCTTGGCCAGTGTATTACGAAGTATAAATTTACCATTAGGCGGTGAAGCAATTGGTAGTATTATCAATGCGGCCGCAGCCTTTGGAGGAACTGATGCAACAAGTGATTGGCGTGCTCGTTTGAGTATGCCCAAAGGAACGTTTTTTGATAGTAGCCCAATATTGGCGCCATTAAATGAAGCAGGCGGATTAATATTTCCATATACTCCAACTATTGCAATATCAAGTAATGCAACTTATAATGAAATTCCAGTCACACATCAAAACTATCAATTCCAAGCATACCAAAATAGTCGTGTAAATGAAATACAAATTACTGGAGAGTTTAACGTTGAAGATGCAGTGCAAGCCAAATATTGGATCGCTGTAGTACATTTTTTACGTGCTGTGACAAAAATGTATACCGGTGATACTGCCTTCCAAGGCAACCCTCCTCCAATATTAAATTTTAGTGCTTATGGCGACCATGTGTTTAGAAATGTACCAGTTGTGGTAAAAAGTTTTAGTATGTCACTACCAAAGGATGTACAATACATTAGTACAAACGTTGCTTATGGTTCCACTGGCGGTATTAGTTCAGTAGCGGCCAGCGCAAATTCTTTAGCAGGTGTTGCAGGAGCATTAGGTGCTGGCGCAACAGCAAGTGCGTTAGGTCAAATAGGCAGTGCGGCAAATGCAATATCTAGCGTACAAGGTTTATTTGGTGGTGCTGGTGCATCAGCAGTAGCAAGAGATAGCCATG